GAATATTCTTTGGAAACATTGTTCCAATTTCCTTATACACATGGTTGATAACAACCATAGGAATATCCTTTAGTGTGAGATGTGGAGTAACCATTCTAAACAAAGATTTGAATTGCTTGGCACGAGACATATCAGCAACACTTTTGCCTTCAATAGCATCTTCAACTTCTTTCTTAGAAGCAAGATTGCCAAGAGAATCAAGAATAATAAAAACCTTTTCTCCACGATTGATATTATTCAACTGGTTTACGATATCATGCTTTAGTTCTTCAACATCAGTAACAGGAACGTGAACAACCCGATTTGTATCAATACCAAACTGTTTGAAATACTGTTGTGGCATACCAAATTCTGTATCATAAAACAGAATGATTCCATCAGGATACTTTTGTTGAAAAGCGCTACCTAAAACTAGAGCAAATGAACTTTTGAAGTGTTTGCTTTCTGCTGCAATGACCAATAGTCCTGGAGACAATCCACCATCAACTTTACCTGAAAGTGCAACATTGATCATTGGAACAGATGTTTGAATAACATCTTTATCTGTGAATACTTCACTTTCAGTGAGGATTGATGTTTTCTTTATTTTGGAATTGCTCATTAGTTTTTTCATTAAAGACATATAGTATTCTCCTATGTTATTAGATTATAGGATTATCATAATACGAATTGTATTAGGAGTCAATAAAAAATCCCCATGGAACTGAATCCATGGGGACGAAAAATTAGAATTTGGCGTTGGTCATATCCAATGCTTTTCTCTTTTTTCTAGGACGCTTAAGAATCGGAGTAGTGGTTGGTTTCTTATCACGGCGCAAATTGTTGGGTCTAACACTTGCCAATTTTGCCGCTTTGTTAGGTATCGGTATAACACGGGATTGCCGATTTACCGGACCCGAAACGATCTGCTTAACAATTTCTTGTCTTACAGATTTCGTTTCTTGTTTCCTAATGCTTGCTGTATGGTTTGATGCTAACAATAGAGCAATTGCTAGTGGATCAAACACAAACACTAGGGTGAGGATGAGCATTTGAACCGCATGCTCAAGATTAGAAGCATTTGCTTCTCCATAATAGAGTTTAGCAAGATACTTCAACGGTCCTACTTCAACCTCATTCTTTTTTACTACATTCTCTAATCTGGATTTCTCCGTTTCAAGTTCTGTAATAGTAGCAAAGATAGAATCCTTGCTAGCAACCAATCCATCACGAGTCTTGCGTTGCTGTTGTGCAGCAGCAAGTGCCGATCTGGCATCCTTCGTTGCCTTGCTCTTCTCGGTCATGGTAGATACCGCAGTATCTATCTGGGCAATTTGCTTGTCAAGGTCAGCAAGCTTCTGCCGTTCAACTTTGATTTTACTCTCAATTAACGGCAACCGAGAAGTTTCTCCAGTTGTCATTTGAATCTGCTGTTCAATATGTGCTCTTGCGAAGAACCCATAGATGCCGAGTGATGTAATTAACATCAACACGACAACAGCAGAAACTAGATAACTTTTGAGTTTATACCCAAGAGTTTTCCAGTGTTGCTCCAGCCAAGCAGCAGTTACTACTTTGGCAACCTCAAGTAATGAAGCAACAACAACGACAGGCCAAAAGGCCCCAGAGAACATTGATGCCAATCCAATCACAGAGATTGTGCCAGCAGCAATGGATATTATTATCGCAACTATTCGTGCGATATGATTCAGAACCATAAGTCCTCCTTTTGGTCTGATTTCAGTATGAGTATACTAACACAATCAAAACCAAAAGTCAAGCACTTTTTTCATTTATTATCTTGTATATACTTATCAATCTTCTGTATAAATGATTTAATCTTTTCTACCCGATTAGGCCAATAGATATAAGTTTTGCCTTCATCTTTCATTAGATTAACAAGCAAAGGCATAAACAATGCTTTTAATCCTTCCATTTTTTCTTGTGCTGATGATTGAACTTCTACTAACTGTTTTTCCAGTTGTCTTTCGTATTCTTTTAATTCGTCTTCTGTGACAATGGTAAAACCAAAATCATCTTCAGTTTCTTTTTTCATCTTGTTTTAATTCCCAATCTTCTTTTGGCACGATCTGCGGCATCTTTTCTTGCTTCTCTATCACTATATTCAGAAACAGTGTCGTGTAATCCTTCTACATGGCCTTTAGGTTGCATAAATCCTGAATCAGCAAATACTGTTCTATTACCATGTGGATGATTATAGGTTTCCCCAAGATTATCTTCATTTATATCTCCAGGATGCACTCCTAAATCTACTGCCTTTTTAAAATCTTGTACAACAGGATCATCATCTTTTAAATTATGGGGTTTATAATGCTGATAGTTTTGAATACTGATGCCTTTTTGTGTTGGTGATAATCCTCTTCTTGCGTGATTATGCCTGACACTAAGAAAGTATGCCATATCATCCATGTGTATGCCATTAATTCTATGGAAATCTTTATGCGTTATTGGACGGACCCTTTCAGAAACAAGAAAGAGTCCTTCTGGATGCGCATGAAAAACAGTTGGCAATATTCCACGTGGATTTGCTGAATATGTTCCATCTTCATGTTTGATATAAGTTCTTAGATGATCAAAATGAGGATGTGCCTCATTTATATTTTGCATTTGGCCTAACATCATTTCATGTGGTTCACGCACAGAATCATAACTTGTGTAATGTTTTAAAGCAATTTTATGAACTACAGGAACTACATGATCTTTTAATGTATATGCTGTCCCATCTCTATTGTAATGTCTTAGTTTAATAGTTATATCTCCTGCCGCATGAGCAGCACGAGAAGACCCCTTTCCTAATAAAGGACCTAACTTTTCTCCTAAATGGGTTTTCAATCTTTCATAATAACCTTCTGGATCATATGCCTCAGAAATAATTTTCATCAATTCTTGAAACTCTTCCTCTGTAAGTAGAGGAAGATCTCTATAATACTCTCTAAATTCTTTGAAAGTCTTCATTTGTGACCTTTATGCGAAAAATGCCGATATCGTGTTTTTCTTTTCAGTTTGCCATCCAATAGCATCCAAAATCGTTTTGATTGGTTCTAAGAATGCTTTGTCAAACTGTAAATCGTAATCTATGTATTTATCTAAATCAAGTTGCTTGGGTAATACAGCAGGAACAGATATAACATTCTCTTGTATTGGATTTGGCATCTTCAAATAACAGAACTTTACCTTCTCCTTATCAAATATCTCAGAAAACTTATCAGTTAGTTTTCTGTCTTTGATAATCTTATTGTAAAGCAAAGCACCACGAACATGAATAGGAGTTCCTTTTCTGTAAATCATTTCTCTATCATAATACTTATCCATACCATTCACACCACGTGGAAAAGCAACATCTTCAAACGAAAGAGTTCTAAACCTTTCTCTAAAATCATTAATGAACTTAATAGCATCATCTTCCGTGCCATTCAGAATAACCTGAATAGCATTCTTAATTGCTTCTCTACAAGATGAAGGAGTTGAAGAACGAACTGCTTCAATTCCCATCATCTTTAACTTTGGTTTGTCATACTGAATACCTTCATTGTTCCAAAGATTGGTAATATACCGTTTCTTGGCAATGAATATTCCACGATCAGATATACCTTCTCTCTTCATAAACATTGCCTGCTTATAAGCAGACATCTGTTCTGCCAAATCAGAATATATTTTATTCAAGAATGGTTGAATCTTCTTTTCACATAAAGCATCAATCGTTTTGATAATCTCCATCTTATCTGTTGTTCCAAACTTTGAAACAATCGGACCAAAGTTTAGATAAACAGAATCAGTATCACTTGCGATACAGTAATCAATATCAGTTGTGTTCAATAGTTTATTGAGATAGGCATTCAAATGCTTTTCTGCCCAACGAATAGTTAATTGACCAGACATCGTAATAGATTCTGCATAATTGAAGTCAAACCATCTGAAATAAGTGTTAGCAAGGGCACCATAAGCAGAATTGAGTTTGATCTTTGCTGCCATCTGTAGGTTTTCATACTTGGCAATCTCATTCAATAGTTCTGGTTTCTTAGTCTTCTCATACTCCTTCTTCAGATCAAGCATCTTTCCTTTGTATTGCTTTCTCTTATTAAACAAATCTTCCATCAGAGCAGGAAGAAATCCTTGAAACTCTCTGCTATAAAAACAAGAGTTTGCCGTAAAGGAATAATTCTTCTCTGAGCAATAGTCTTTGATGTCTTTAGGAACACCATTCAATAGTTCTTCAGTAGAATAAATCTTGTTGAGCTTTCCACGATATGTGTCTGGTGATATGTTATATCCCATAATCAAATGAGGATATAGACTGGTTAAATCAAAAGATACAATCCAATCGTGCATTCCTGTTTGTGGATCTTTTACATAACCACCAACAGGAATACGATCTGCTTGATTGTCTTTCTTCTGAGGAACAACAATATTTCTATCCAGCAAATAATTATGAATGATTACATCCCAGGTTCTAACAGTCGTTAGAGCATCAGAGAAATTAATTCCAGAGTCATAAGCAAAGGTATAGACAAGATCAAGTAGTTTCATCTTATCATCTAGCTTCTTTACTAGAAGACAATCACGGATGTTATACTCCATAAACTTCTGATGATCATTGCGATACAATCCAGCAAGAGATTCATACTCAGAATAGTCTAGTTTCTTCTCACCAAGTTCAACAAAACTGATGTTATCCAACTTATATGATTCTTGCTGAGTGTATGTGAACTTTTTATACAACTGAAAATAGTCCAACACATTCACACCGATTGGAGTAAATGCGACTTGCTCTTTCCCATGAGATACTACAGTCCTTTGGTCCAGGATGCCCCATGGGGACAACTTGGTTGCGAATTCTGGTCCTAGCACCCTAGAAATACGATTAACGCAATATGGAATATCAAACAGTTCAACGTTCCAGCCAGTCACAACATCCGGACTGTATAAATCTGATGACCAAATGCGAATAAACTTATGAAGCAAATCGTGCTCGTTCTTACAACGAATATACTTCACCTTACTATCAGTTGTTGTAAAATCACCATACCCTAGAGCAAAGATGATGTCATTATACAACAATGTAATAGCAGTGATTTGACAATCTGCTTCTTGCATATCTGGGAACTTTTCATCTGTGCTAACTTCAATATCAAGCACACAAGTCTTAATCAGGTTTGTATCATATTTGATATTTGGAAATGTATCATGGATATAGGTATACGCATACTGGTTAAGACCATAAATCTTAAACCCGTCCAAATTTTCATATTTGGTATAGAATTCTCGTGCTTTGGGAATAGATTCAAACTCTAGTTTGTCTACAACTGTTCCATCTATCGCACGATACTTTGATTCTTTCTTTGAATGAACAAACAAGTAAGGTTTATAATGGATTGCTTCCTTATACCTTCTGCCATTCTCATATCCACAGACCAGAATCTTGTTTCTATGTTGAGCAACGTTTGTGTAAAAATTCATTATACCTCTCTTGGTCCATAAACAGGTCATAATAGACCTTTATGCACCATTTATGAACCATCGTCAATAACAAAAAAAGAGAAGGAGTTGCCCCCTTCTCTTTCCAAATAACTTTTCAAACCAAGTTACTTTTTTCCAGCAGTTCCTTCATCAATATCAAACTTGCGTGGTTTCTTAGATTCAGGAATTACATTTTCCAGGAACACCTTAAGCATACCATTCATCAATTGAGTATTTTGAATTTCAACTGAATCCGCAAGATTGAATGTTCTGGTAAATGCTCGGTCAGCAATTCCCTTGTACAAATAATCATATGTTGGGGTATTTGCTGATATATTACCAGAAATTACGAGAGAGTTTTCCTTTAGTTCAACAGTCAAATCTTGTTTGGAAAATCCAGCAACGGCAACTTCAATTACATACTTATTATCATCAACCTTGACAATGTTGTATGGTGGATATCCAAAAGTCTTTGCTGTGCTACGTGCGATTGAGTCCAGATGTTTTACTGTGTCTTCAAACCCAACAGTAAACGCACGATAAATGTCTGGAATATGAGTATAGGTCATGTTGTTCCTCCTATTTAAGCAAGGTTAGTAAATGTGCTCCATTAGGCAGCACGGTACATATATAGGCAACTTCAAACTCATTGTCAAGATACAAAATTACCCTCGGAACAGAATTCCGAGGGTAACAATTAGATGATTGCTTTATCTCGTGACCCTTCAAAATAAGCATAGATTGCTTCTCGGGTAACAGCACGACCATTCTTTACTGGAATGGCACCTTTGGTATGAATAGCATAAGCACGACCACGTTCATATCCCCATTGAGCATTGATGCTCCATGAGTCATAGTCTTTATGCCATCCGTTTTTGTTTTTGATATCCTCAACACCCAACTTAAAATACCGAGTGCGCATAATAGCTTTATAAGTGGTATTTACAGTTTTGACTTGAGTTTCCATTAGTCATCTCCTTATTGTGTAACTAATATAGCACACAATAAGGAGGTTGTCAAGTCCTAATAACAATAATCATCATAAGGGTTGTTATTACAATACGCATAATAAGCAGCAGCAGTTCCAAAGATTGATATGATTGCTGCGGTTGCTGCTCTTTCTCTCCACCTATTTTGTCTTGGTGCCACATGAACAGGTGGTGGATAATATGCTCTTGGAGGAGGATAGTATGCTCTAGGAGGAGGATAATACGCAGGAGGTCTATGTATTACCCTTGGTGGGTGATAGTGATGATGAGGCACATAATGCCTATGTCCGTGCCTGTGCTGACTGTATGATGGTACGGTCATTCCAACCAAAATCAAAAATGCGACAATATACCTCATCAATATTACTCCTAATTAATTGTGACCTTACGGGTCTTTTGTTCTGCAGGCAATTCAACACTTAGTTCAATGGATAGAACCCCTGAATTGACGGTCACCTTTGAAATCTTGGTTCCCTTCTTTAGTGTGATGTTCTTAACAAATGCTTTTGGTTGAAATCCCCGATAAACAACTTTGCTATCGTTTTTGGCAGGAGTTCCTTTGATAGTTAGAACATTACCCTTTACGGTTGCTTCTAATGCAGACTTAGCAAAACCAGCAACAGGAAGGTCAACAGTAAATGTTTCTTCATCAACTTCTGTTACACTGTAAGCGGTGCCTTTTGTTACACTTACGACAGGATTAGCAAAAGCAATAGAAGGAACAGCAAATAGAAACATTGCTGCAGAAAGCACAATACCAATCTTTTTCATATCATTTCTCCATAGTTATATCATCTTGTTGATGACACGGTTATTTATTAAATGGATTGCCGTCCAAATCATATCCTGGAGTAACATAAGAACAAAATACTTCTACTGGCTCACCACCAAAATAAACTAGCATCTTGTTTGTTGCTTGAAGAGTTGCAAAGAAATCTCGTAGGTCTCTGAAAAGATAATCTGGACGGTCTTCATTAGTATAATTCTCTCTCAGACTTTGAATTGTAGAGTTGATATGCCAAATCTGATCTTTGGCAACTTCTGTTAGATATGGAATCATTTGCGTTTCATCTAGTTCAACTTCAATCTTCATATTATTCATCCTTCAAAAAGAGTAACACCATAGTTCTTACCACGTTTACAATAGATAAACGTCCCTTGAATCTTACCGCTGATCATCAATGGAATAAATTTATCAAGATCAGTCAAGAATACAGTAAATCGTTGACCCATATTATTAGAGAAAATGGCTCCTGCAGCAGATCGTCCACGATAGAAACTATGATATATTAGTTCGTCCTCCCATGGGACATTATCAATCATTACCGGTTCTTCTTTTTGCCAACGACCATCAGGCGTTTTTTCTTCTTTCCACATTACTTCACCATCATAATCACAGTGAGATAATGTATCATTTTTAACCCATTGTTTCAATGTATCATCATAATACTTAGTTGGAAACATAGGAATTTGTTTGATCTTTGTCTTTTTCACTAATTGTCTCCCGAATCATCTCTAATACAAACAACAGTATCTGTCTGCCGTTTTTGATCAATCATAAACTGATGTATAACCTGTTTCTGTTTATTACATTCTTCTAAAGACAAGTTAATATGCTTCATACTTCCATAACCATATGATGCAAACCAAACGTAAATTAGAATGTATT